AAAAACTTGACAAGGCAAAGGCAGATTTAGAAAAAAAGCAATCTGGCGAATAGCGATCGCCTTAAGAGACGGTAAAGGATGGGACGAGTTGCAAGAGTTTGAGAAAGTCCTTGCAACTGTATCATCCGGGTGTGAATACACATATTCAGCGATGGGAAGAGCCGGATTTTTGTATGAGTCTATGAAAGATAGGTTGGAATGGACAGGATTATCTGCAAGATACTATCTAAGGCTCATTTCGGCTATAGGTCAAATACTTTGTATGAGTGAAGAGGACTATAAAAAAGGCAAAGCAAAAGCAACAAGGATGAGTAACGAAGCCTTGGCGAGTGCTTTGATAAGTGCATTTGGAGATGGCAAATAATGGCAACTGTAGGAGCGGTAATTATCGACATAAAAGCTGATGTAGCAAAGCTTGTTAGCGGTATGGAAAAAGCTGAAAGAACTGTTAAAAAAAGTATCAAGAACATACAGAGAACTGTTCTTACTCTTGCAGCTGCTTATGCAGGAATAGAAGGTATAAGAGCTTTTAAAAATATGATAAATGACTCACTTGATACTGCTGATGCTGTTGGGAAGTTGGCTTGAATATGCCAGAAAACACTTTACATCTACTGATACAGCTTTTAAAGAGATATTAAAAAGACTTGAAAAGATGCCAGATGGTTTCAAAAAGACCGCAATAGCACAGGATATTTTTAGTAAAAACGCTAGTAGATTAATGAGATTATCAGCAAGTGATCTTAAAAAGTTAGGAGATGAAGCCGACAGGATAGGGATGACTATCTCTAAAAGCACATATAAAATGGCAGCAGCTTACCACGACCAAATGGATAAGATAGAAGCAAGACTAACAGGGATGAAAAGGATCATTTCCTACTCTCTTGTAAAACCTCTTGATGCTGCAAGCAAAACAGCACTTGAGTTTGCAGATAATGCTTTTGGACGGACAACTCAACAAAAAATGTTAATTTTTGGGAAAGTTGGCTCAAATGCTATAAAAAGCATTATCTATGGACTCGGTTTTGTTAAAGATACAGCTGCTGGGGTAGAGCTTGTTATAGATGCGATTAAGATTGCCTTTTATGGGCTGGCTGATGTTATGGCTTTAGCTCTTGAGCCTCCAATGCGAACTATAAATACAATGATAAAAGCTTACAACTATATAGCCCAAAAGTTGGGGAAAAGCCCTATAAACTTTAAATTAGTAAGCAGTATCCCAGATATTAATAAACATATTATAGATATAAAAAATGATATGGCTACATTAACTCATAGCTTACATGACGGAAGAGATGCTGCCAATGATTTTACCAAAATATATGAAAAAAACTTAAAAACAGTAGCAAAAGAATCAAAAGAAACTAAAAAAAGCATAGATGATACAAATGGATCACTCTCCAACCAAATAAATTTAGCAAAAAAGCAAATAAGTACAAACAAAAAAATACAGTCTGCTTTCTTACAATTAACAGGTACACCATACGAAAAATGGCTCAATGATGCCAATAATAAAATGATTGAACTGTCTAAAGGCAATCTGTCTACTAAAGACTTGATGAAAGCTTGGGATGCTTTAAATAAAAATAATCCTAACAATAAACAACAAAAAAAAGACACCAACCCTATCCCTACAGCTTCATTGTCATTGTGGAGAGATTATTATAAACAAATAGGAGATATGCAAACAGCATGGTTGGTATCTCCAGAGCGGAATAATGCTTTTAATAATGGTATTTTATTGGGGCTAAGTGGCGATAGTTTAACAAGTTATGTAGATAACTATAAAGAAAACTTTTTAAAACCTCTAAGCAACTTGAGTAAAACAACAACAAACACAATGGCAGATATGTGGAAAGCAGTAGGGCAAACCATGCAATCATCAATGATGAGTTTTTTCGATTACACTTCAAAAGGTTTTATGAATTTTGGAACTTTAGCGGAGAATGTTTTACACCAAGTTTATATGCAGATAGTCAAGATGCAAGTTGTCAGCCCTTTAGTAAACTCTATCATGGGTGGGGTAACTTCATATTTCAGCCCTCGAAATGTAGCTCCAAATACAGCACTTTTTGGTAGCAAAATAGGCGTTATGGGCGAAGCAGGAGCAGAAGCGATTATGCCACTTCAAAGACACAATGGAGTTTTAGGTGTAAAATCAACTCCCTCAAATGTTGTCATAAATGTTAAAAATGAAAGCGGCATCCCTATGAACTTTGAAAAAATCGCACAAGCACAGACAAACGACGGTCAGGTTATAGATATAGTTATGAAACATCTTAACTATGATCAAGACTTTCGAACTGCAATAAAAGGAGCATAAATGTATCCAAATTTAAGCCGAAATCCTACTAAAATAAACACTACATATGAAGATGCTACAATCAAAAGCAAGTTTGAAGATGGAACTGTACAAGCAAGAGAAAGATTTACAAAAATAAGAAAAACTTTTGACATAACATATATCTTGCCAATTATAGATAAAAATACTCTCTTGGCATTTTACGATACTGTTAAGCTATCTGGGTCATTTGATTGGATAAATCCAGATGACGGGGTTACATACACAGTAAGATTTAAAAAACCTATCAAATACGATGCAGCCGGTGCAAATATAGTATCAAATATAACTTTTTCATTGGAAGAAGTATGATAGATATAAGTTTAGCAGCAAAACTCGCTAAAAACTCTCTAAGCGATACTGGGAGCTGGTTGGTATTTTTAGATATAGCAAACAAAGACAAAAGCATAGAGTTTAAAATAGTATCCAATACAGAAGATATAACAAGAAACAGTGTTGTTCACTTCAAACATAAATGCTTCAGAAATATATATGGAATTTGTGAGCCTATCATCAACAGTTGATGAGAATTTTGTAACATTTACAATCGGCATGGCAAATCCTATCCGTATGCAAAGCCCTAGACGAAAGTTTATGCCAAATTACTGCCAACATACATTTAAGAGATTAGGATGCACATACGCAGGCACAGACACTACATGTGATAAGACGATAGTAGCGTGCAGGGCTAAATTTGCAGGAAGCACAAAGATACCGTTTTTAGGTTTTCCGGGAATACCTACAAGGGCTATTTATGCGTAATTTGATAGGTATTCCATTTAAAGACAGAGGACGAAGCATAGATGGGTTTGATTGTTATGGGCTTGTTATGTATATCTACAAGCAAAAAGGAGATCAAAAAAGACAATGTAGTGCTTTTTAGGATAGCCGGGTACATAAGACATATCGGATATATGATAGACGATAAGCATTTTATACATGTTTTAAAAGGAAGAAATGTAACTATCGAAAGTGTAGAAGACACAATTTGGAAAAACAGAGTAGCAGGAGCGTATAAATGGTCAAGTTAATACGCATAGATAATGTTTTTGACCCAATAAATACAAGACACATAGAAGATTTACTATACACAAAACAGACAGTCTTTGAACTCGTGCCAAAAGGCGTAGATGTAGTCGTAAACATTGATGGTATAAATATAACTGACTATAACACCGTCATAAAAGATAATTCACAGATAATAATAGCACCCATACTTGGGAAAGGGGGCGGAAAACAGATACTTAGCATAGTAGCGATGATAGCAGTTGCCGCTTTTGCTCCATATGCTACAAACGCAATACTTGGTAATGGTTTTATAGGCGGAACAACAGGATGGGGTTTTGGCTCTTTTGTGTTAAATGGTGCGGTTATGGCAGCAGGAAGTATGCTGGTATCTGCGGTATTGCCACCACAAATACCAGACATGGGCAATTTACAGGGGATACAACAAAGCCAGACCTATGGATGGAATGGTGCAAAAACTATGCCACAAATCGGCACGCCTATACCTATCCTTTATGGCACGCACGCACTATATGGCAATATAATAAGCCGAAAAACTGAAACTATAGGAGACGACCAATACCTCTATATGCTCTTGGCTCTATGTGAGGGAGAGATAGAGAACATCAAAGAAGAGGACATTTATCTAAACAATAACCCGATAGTAAACTATGAAGATGTACATCCCAAACTTTGGCGATGTAGAGACTCCAAATAATTTTCAAACAAAGTGTGGCTATAATACACCAGTAATACACCAGACTATCGGCAATGCGTTAGATGCTTTAAGGCTTAAAATTTCTTTTCCATATGGACTTTACTATTCAAATGATAAAGGTGGACTTGATAGTAGAACAGTAAAATACAAAGTTGAGTATAGAAAAGTTGGAGATACAACATGGACCACAAAATGGACAGATGGAAAAGTCATAGACCATTATGAATATGAGTGGATGTATGGTCAGCAGTATCACCTGGCAGCAGCTATTATAAGACAGGGGCGAAAAGAGCAGTTTATAAAGATGCAGGTGTTGATTATTTTACATCAAGCGGTGCTAAAAACACAGCTATAAATACTGAAGTCAGGATAGACAATCTTGAAAAAGCTCAATATGAAGTACGAGTAACAAGGCTTACGAAAGACTCTACTAGTGTAAGAGAAAAAACAGATATGTATTTTACGGGAATTGGTGAGATTATATATGATGATTTGACATATCCTACTATTTCTCTTTTAGGGCTAAAAATAAAAGCAACAAGTCAGCTAAGTGGAAGCGACCCTACTATAAAGACAATTACAACGAGAAAACAAGTAGAAGTTTTTGATGCAAATGGAGTATCTCAAGGATTAAAATATCTTGATAACCCTGCGTGGGTAGCTTGGGATTTACTCACCAATGAACAATACGGAGCAAATATGCCCTACTCACAGATAGACTTTACAAAGTTTAGCGAGTGGGCATCATTTTGTGACGAGTTGATAGGCGGACAAAAAAGAGAAACATTATCACAGTTTTTGTTTAATCTTTTTGGGCATACTAATTATAGCGAGTTGATAGGCGGACAAAAAAGAGCAACATTTAACGGGGTTTTTGATTATCAAAGTAATGTTTGGGAATGTTTAAGCAAGATAGCAACTGTAGGACGAGCAGGCATCATAATAAGAGGTACAAAATACTCAGTTATCATCGAAAAGCCCTCTTTGCCAGTGCAAATGTTTACTATGGGTAATATCATAGAAAAATCTTTTAGTGTACATTATATAGGGCAAGAAGAGTTAGCTACTGAAATAGAGATACAATTCACAAACAAAGATAACGGATATACCAAAGATACAGTATCTATCTTAGTGCCTGAGTATTTCGACCAAACTTTGCACTCTAAAAAAACAACTATCTCTCAAATAGGTATAACAAACAAAGAAGAAGCATACAGAGCAGGACGATATGCACTTGCTAACAATAAATTTATAAGACGACTTGTAAGCTTTGAAGCGAGTGTTGATAGTATAGCGTGTGGCGTGGGTGATGTTATATACTTTGCACACGAAGTGCCGGGATGGGCTGAGAGTGGACGGATAAGAGGGGCAACAGATACAACTATAACACTGGAGAAAAAAGTAACGCTAACGCTCGGAAAATCTTATAAAATCATACTAAGACTTCAAGATGACAGTATAGTGGAAAAAGGTATAGTATTTTCATCTACTGGAGAAACAGATACTTTGACAGTAGATACTGCATTTACAAGCATACCTCAAAAATACGACATATTTACATTTGGGGAAGCAAATAAAGAACAAATACCGCTTAGGATTACAAGTATAACAAGAAAAACGGACCAGACAAGAAAGATAACCGCTATCACTTAGAAAAGAAAAAAGACGGCAGTATCCTTACTTTTATAGATTTTGACTGGGATGTAAAAAGTGGGGTAGCGGTAAGTTATAAAATAACAGGGTATGAATATGGCATATCAGGTTGGCACGGAAGAAATATAGAATCCGTAACGACTAAAAACAATTCTTATTCATATAATGCTTTTTCTCTCAATGAGGGGGCAACATATATATTTTACTTAATAGTTTACGATAGTATAGGGAATAGATTATCTTCCAAACAAAGCTGTTAGGCAAAACAACTCCTCCTGCACCGGTATCAAACATTCAAGCGAACTGGGCAAATGGTGCTGTCTTGATGAGAGTTGATACATTGGATATTGGAGATTATACACTAAGTGCTTATGCCATTGATACAAGCGGAAACAAATCAATCGTAACAGAATATGATTTGCATGTAGCCAGACCTTGTATGATATATATGATAAAAGCTGCTTATCTGATAGAAAAAGCTTTTATGGATGGTGCTATGACTATATATACATCACTAGCCGAGCCATTAAACCCTAAAAAGTATGATATTTGGAAAGTCAGTGTTGACAATATATCACTCGGAGATTTTGAATACGACACCGAAATACTCACAGATATAACATGGGATGTGGGGGTATCAACAGAACTTTTTAAATATTACACAGGATATGGGTGGCTACTTTGTACAACAGAGCAAACAGCAGCTATACGCAGGATGTTAGGGCAATTAACGACAGCCGGTATTGCAGATAATGATGTGAAAGTATTTAACATCCAACCATACACTCCATATGCGGTGAATGAGACTGGGTGATACATACAAAAGAAGATGTAACGATAGCATCTAAAATCGAAAACATAAGGAGATAAAATGGCAGTAACAATACCACCTTTTAACCCGTCCACAACAATCTTAGCAACAGATAAGATTTCACAGACAGACGACAAGTTAAGAACGATACTAACAGAAGCAGGACAATATGTAGAAACTCAATCACGAGCCATAGAGGATGACTTGCAAGGGCAGTTTGATACACTAAACGGAACAGCACAAGACATTGCAAACAAATCACTCATAAATTCAAACTATGCAGTAGAAACAGCAAATAGTGCTAAATCAGATACAACAGGATTTCAAACACAGTTAGACAAGTTAACAAGTGGAGGAGATACAACATATAACAAGGCTTACATAGACCAGAGTTTTAGGAAAATAAAATATAGACAAGCATTCAAATTAACTTTATTAGGAGCATAAAATGGGATTAAAAACAGCAAGAGATACGATATGGGATTAAAAACAGCAAGAGATACGATAGTCGAGAGACTTGAAGAGGTATCTAAAACAAGTACAAATTTAGAACAGATAGCTTATGCAGGGGCTAGTTTGGAAAAGTTAGCGGTATTGAACTTTGATATTTTACCAAGT